TTAGACGTAAAGCAGAAGAATTAGCGCCAGCGAAGAAAAAAGTTAAAGAAACAACGTGACGTCTATGGGAAGTAATCTTCCCAAGGATGCTGTTGAACATTGGCCTGAAGTATTTGGCGAGGTAAAACTAAATGTGCTACCATTTAGCTATCTCAACGCGGTGCTTATTAACTTTAAAGACGGTAAAACTTGGGAAATAAAAATAACATCTAGTGTTAAAAAAGCAGGCTGGGATCAGTTCGAACATAATTTATCTGAGCTATGCAAAAGTTACGAAGAAAAGATAGACAACATTGATTTTAAACTAGACACAATTAAAGTTAAAAAAGATATCAAACAATCGACTGAAAAGTTCTTAAAAAAGAAAAAACTATGAATGTTAAATTACTCTCATATTCAAACCCAACATCAGAATTTGCAGATATGGGCATCAGCGATGCTCAGGAACTCATTGCGTATTGCGCTCGTGTATCCAACCCAGCAAATCAATTTAACACCGAAACATCAGACAAGCTCATCAGATATCTTGTCAAACACCAGCACTGGTCACCACTCGAAATGGTTTCGGCCTGTCTTGAAATCACAACCACACGTGACATCGCCCGACAGATTCTACGTCACAGAAGTTTCAGCTTCCAAGAATTCTCTCAGCGATATTCTGATCCTACAGCTGAACTCGATGAGGCATTTGTGTTACGTGAGGCAAGATTCCAGGACTCGAAGAATCGACAGAATAGCGTAGAACTAGATTTAGAAAACAAAGAACAACGGCTATTAGCTATTGAGTGGGAACGTGCTCAGAAGCGTGTACTATTCAGTGTTAAACAAGAATACCAGTGGGCTATTAAGAACGGTATTGCCAAAGAACAAGCTCGTGCTGTCCTACCCGAAGGACTCACAGTTAGTCGTATGTATATGAACGGCACTCTACGTAGCTGGATCCACTATATTGAACTACGCAGTGCTAATGGAACACAGAAAGAACATAGAGAAATTGCAGTAGCATGTGCCCAAGCTATCGTTGCTATTTTCCCAATGGCTGCTGAACTTGTTGAAACTGTAACATAAGCCAATCAAAATCATTAATCTTGCTAAGTGCCGGTAAGTTGCCGGCATTTTCTTGACCGTATTGTTTGCCAGCGAGTGCGCCTAAGTAACTATAAAATCCGTAAGAAACGGTGTCGTTTAGCTGACACCATGCTTCTAAACGTTCTGTAGTTTCGATATTATCTTGTCTGTCAATTGCCTTAGATGCTAACTTACAACATTCCCTAAACGCACTGCGCCAGGTGTTAAACGGAGTTGTATTAAATGCAGTAATATTTGAAAGAGATGGAACAGCTTGAAATTTTGAACTAATGCTAGTTGTCATATCTGCACTATTCATATCCATATCTAAAGTTTCTCTGGTTGGTAACAGTTTAACACCGCCATATCCGTACTCTAAATTATTAATTGGATTTGAACTACGCCACACATATACAGTATTATAGTTATGGCGTATTACTTGATAATCAAAATTGAAATCGTCTACTATTACCGCATCGGCATCCACTACCCAAAACATATCAGTTAACACTAGTCTAGCGGCTTGTTTATGTGCATTGTGAATGCCTTTAATTCCGTCTACTCTAAATATATTCCTACCAAGTTTCTGCATTAATGTCGCATAATGCATGTCTGCATTAGGTTCATGATAACTTATAAAAACTATGTCAAATGGTTTAGGATTACTTGCTAATACATCTATTTCTTTTTTGTGAGCGAACCATCGGTAATCTAACTCTCTATTAGAGATAGAGATTTTTTTTGGGAATAAACATACTCCATCATAAAATTCACCATTTCGGAATACATGAATGTATCCTTCGTCCCACTTAGAAACTTTAAAATCAAAATTAAAATCATCAGCTACATATAAATCGTTCCATACAACCCAAAAATAAACAGTAAATGATTTTTTCTGTGCCGTTTGAAAATTATCTACACGTTTTGATAATGGAAATTTTGTTTTTATTTTTTTCCATTCTGCATCTTCAAGACCGATATAAAAGATATCGTACATTATCGTCTACGTATGATTCGCGGACTATTGTTAAATACTGTCTTAAAAAACTTACTAGACTCTGAACACGGATCAAACAATCCTAACCCACATTCACGGTTGAGTGTTTCACCTAATCCCATTATTTCGTAGGGCAACATTTTATCTGTAACCTTGCTGTATTTGATTTCCCACTCGTTGGTAAGCCATTCAAAATCACGCACATTAGCATAATCCCAATCTGTACAATTAGTTTTGTATGCTCCTTCTCTAGCACCATACAAACTCCATAACCCATTAGGAACGTCTGCTCCAATATTACACCATACTAATAAACGATGATAATTTTGCCACCAAACTTTTTTAATATCTTTGGCTTTAGCGCCCTGATCTAATGACATCTTAACACCTTCACGGAAGCCTGCTCTCCATGCTTGGAATGGGCTAGCATTAGTAACACTCTCACTATAGTTTTCATTAAATTGATAATATTTGTCGTCAAAACAGAACTCTACTAAGCCTTTAGTATCACTAGGGTCTGAATTTTCATGTGTACGCATATTGTTTACAAACTTACGTGTCCACATCTTTAGTCCGCCATTGCCGTACATAAGTCCGTTAACGTGAACTCGTCCACACCAACTGAATACATGTTCAGATGTTAAATTTAATGCCTCTAAATCAACTTCAACTTGAAGAAACCTAGGGTCTACAATATTATCAGCATCTACAGTAACAAAGTATTCAGTATCGCTTTTTGCGGCGCAGGCTTTATGGGCAGCATCACTACCTTTAACTCCGTGTACACGTTTAGCCCACGGTGCTTTACTAACTAAATCAGCATAATTTTTTTCTGCATTAGGCTCATCGTAGCTGAGAAAAATAATATCTTGTTCTATAACTTTAATTATATCACTCATATGTTTTAATTAATCCATAACTGTTAAAAATTTTTCTAGTAACAACTGCAATATTATTAATATTTTCTTCTAGCTTAGTAGAAAACGGGATATAAACTTTCTTATCTGCTAGTTCGTAAGGGCTTATGTATATAGATCTAATTAAAAAATCAAAATCGTTTTCAAGAACAACAAAGAATGATAATTTGTCTGTTGTAAAGTGTTTTCCAACTATGCTTGTTTGAACATTAGGAGATAATCCAATTACCCAATGTTTAGTTATACCTGACCACTCTACTACTAATTCAGTATCAGGTAAGGGGACATCTAAAATTAAATCAAACGAATTATTTTTAAAATTAAGTCCTTTAAACTTCTTTGGTATTAATTCTAATATAGGTTCACCATTAGGAATAGTTACCGAACTTACCATCCATTGACTTATTTTTTCATCTCCGTTACTCAAACGTTCGTGCATAACTGGTGATATTTCGATGTAGTCATTAAAACCAGGCGTACTAATAATACCGTTAGCTAATGCTGTGATAGTCCCGTTATCTTTATCATAATAAACATAAAATCGAGTAATTGTCGGGGGTGTAGGAAAAACTATATCATTATAATCAATCACTTAACTAACCTCCGAAGTCCATCAATTATATATTGATTTAAAAAATCTTTTTCTACATAGTGAAACAACTTTGACTGTTTGATATTACCAACAATTAAATCACCCTTGGAATTTAAAAAACAGAATACGTTATCTTGCCAACTTGTAGTATCCATCGGCCATCCTTGTAAAGGTCCTTTCATATGGACAAATCTTAAAGGACAACATGTATCGATTGCTTCATCGTGCATTCCTGTAATTTCTATTGCAATGGCTACAGCTAAATCCATACTTAACCACGATTGATATTCATTTGGGGCAAATTTAGTATAACACCATTCCCAATTATTACATACAAATTCTAATGTTTTATAAAAGATTAATGCAGTTGGAGACTTTTTAAAATAGTGCAACGCAGAATATGGACTAGTTAGCTTGTTAGCTATAAAGGCTTTTCTATGTATTGTATCAACCACTGTCTCTAATTTATAATTTGTAATTGTTGAACAATATTTTAAATCGTACTTACTACAATAATCCCACCAAACTGATATATCTTCTAATAAAAGCATATCAGTATCAAGCACTATTGTTTCTTCATAAGGAGTAGCATGGTAAAGTTTCCATCTATTCTCAGCTTGATAGCCAGGGTTTTCAGAGTGGTCGCCCCATGGTATCGGTATAATAGAATCAAAAATATCAATGTACTCAGTAGGAACTATATCATTAGTTACTAATGAAATATTAGTACATTGCTGTTGACTAAACTTAATTGATAATGCTAGTGCATACGCTTGTTTAATATA